GCGCCTGACCGTCCTGAGCAACTGCTCGGGGTCGAGTTCGCCGCTCTCCGTCTCGCGTTTCGCCTGCCACTTCGGCAGGAACTGCTCGGCCTGATAGGGCCGTTGCTTCTTGCTGCGGTTCACGTTCGCGATCACCGAGGCGAGCATCGCGAACAACTGGTCGAGCCGCTCGTCGCCAATCGGCCCGGTGACCGCCTCGTACGCCTCCCACTCGGTCAGCTCGCGCGAGGTGATCCGCGCGAGCAGCTCGTCGACCGTGCACCCGAGCGCGAGGGCTAGTCGGAAGTACCTTCGTCGCTCGGGTCGCTGCCGAAATTTTCCGTCAGCTTCTCGACGTCCTCCTCCGACATGCCGCTCAGCTGGCGGGCGACGTCGAAGATGCGTTCGATCGGCACCGCGCTCTTACGCCCGAGGGCCCGGACGTCGTCCGCCGAGAAAACCTGCCGGCCCTCCTTGTCGACGACCGTGAGCACGAGCATCTTGGCGCGGGCGTTCGCGAGGTTCATCTTCCGGCTACTGCCGTTCGTGGTGACGAGCGACTCCTCGTAGGCGTCCCGCTGCGTGCCGGAGAGCCCCCGCACGCGCACCTTGCCGCCCCATTCCGGGCATTCGACGACGTCGTAATTGCGGTCGTCGGCGTCGATGATCGCGTCGCGCCCGAGGAACTCCCCGGGCGCATCTGCTGCGGTCATGTTCGGTTCGGTCATTTGTTTTCTCTCCCTTTGTGCCTTAGCTGCCGCTCGACTGAATGAGCGTCGGCTTGCCCGTGATCTTGATGGTCATGCTACGGGCCATCTTGTCGTCGTACGGGAACTCGTCGCCGAGGTTGGTCATGATGCCGGCGATCGTCCACGTCCACTCGTCCGCCGTTCCGGGGAACAACACGACTCGGTAGTTGCGGGGCGCGTCGTCGTCGAAGTCGTCGTCGAGATCGTGCGTCGTCTGCTCGGGGTCGTAGTTGATGTCGAGCTGAACCTCGCCGCCATCCTTGAGCCCGCCGATGAACTCCATCCAGCCGCCGGGGCTGTCGTGCGCGGTGACGTCGATCGTCTCCCGCTTACGGTCCGGGCCCTTGATGTTCGTGACGTTGGCGATCGTCTCGAAGGTGGTACCCGGGGTGATCGTGGTGGCGCGCCGAAAATGCGTGCCGAATCCGTCGCGACCGCTCATCGGCGGCGCCTCCCTTACGTGAGCTGCTGGGTCTGGATGCGAAACCTGAGTACATGATGCCTGATCTCGGGGTCAGGATCTTCGAGCGCCTGATCGAATTCCTGCCGGATGGTCACGCATCGGTGCCCGAGAGCTTCGAGTGCGGCCGAGAACGAGGCGACCTGATGGTCGAGCAGCTCGGTCACGCGGTCGGCGATCGCCTGCCCTGGCTTGCTGCTGCGCTCCTTCGTCCACACATGCAAGGTGACCGTGACCTCCCGGCCGCCCGAGGTGTGATCGTGGTCCGGGATCGAGAGGTTGTCGCCGACGCGGATATAGGGCTTGAGCTGCCCCTCGGGTGGTTGGTCGACGACAGCCGGCGTGTCCGGCGTCATGTTCTTAATCGGCGCGAGCAGGCCCGCGAGGACGGTGTCGCCGCGGAGCGTCGCGACGATGACCTTCTGAATCGCCGAGATCGGGCTATGCATCGTGATGGTCATAGCGTCTTGAGCCCCGCAATGATCTCGGCCCGCGTGCGCTTCGGGAACCGGCGCCGCGAGACCTCGGCCGCCGGTTGCGCGAAGGGCTGCGCGCGGGTGTCGTCGGTGCCGTTCTCGACGAAACCGGCGTACCTCGCGGTAGCGACCGCGCGGCCCCGGATCGCCTTCGAGTCGTACTCGGCCTGAATGGACTCCCGCAGGGCGCCGGTCTTGAACGGGGCCCCGCGCTTCATGTCGTCGCGCACGTCGTACGTCTCGGCCTCGACCGCCCGGCGGCTCGCGGCGTCGACCACGTTGCCGAGGCGGCCGAGCTTGGCGAGCAGCTTGGGCAGACCCTTGACCGTGACGGTCTTCCTGCGGACGATCGCCATCGCTACTCGCTGACCGTGCGCGGGCGGGCAGCGCGCTTGCGCGGGCGCGGGAGGGACTCGGGCTCGACGACCGGGGCCTCGGTCGCGGGCTCGGGGTCGGTCTGCTGCCCGTCGATGACCGTGAACACGAGGTCGGCGAGCCATCCCTCGCGGTCGGTGTCGAGGTCGGCCGGCACGAGACCGCGCTCGTACAAGCCATCGGCGATGGCGGCGAGCTGCGCACGGTAACCGTCGGCGATGGCCTCGACCTCGGCGACCTTGTCTGCCCACGTCGAGCCGTCGCCCTCGGGCCCGGACGACGCGTCGTCTGCGGCCGGGGCTGACGCCTCATCGCCGTCGTACGGCAGGTCGATCGCGTACGGCGCGAACATCTCGGGGTAGGCGGCGGCGAGCGGGTGGCGGGCGTCGGCGAGAGTGCGGCCGCGGGCGAGGCGGTACTTCGAGCCGTCCGGCCCCTGAGCGAGCCCGCTGCGGGTCGCGACAACGATCCTGGTGGTCATGGTGTGCCTTTCCGGGTACGAAGGTTGACGACAGCCTGAACGTCATCAGCGAGCCCGCCGTCGCGTTTCCACGTACGGTAACTCGGCCGGTCCCTCCGATACTGATCTCTGCTGTTGACGCGCTCGTACTGCTCGTCGGTCTCGGTCTTGCCGGCGACGGGGTGCACGTGCTCGATGAGGCAGTCGTCGAGGTAGCGGTAGCAGTCGGCCGCCTTGGCGAGGTCGCGGATCGCGTCGTCGCAGTAGAGGTGCTCGACCGGGGCCGGAACCATCCGGCCGCGGAGGGCCTCGACGATGTCGGCGGTCATCGCCCACTGCGTCGGCAGGTCGTCGGGGCGGTAGCCATCCGGACAGGACACGATGCCCGTACCGAGCCTGTCGAGGGCCTCGCGGTACATCCGGGCCCACCCGGCGGTGTGCGGCCGATGGTCGTCACCCATGAAACCGATGTGCTTCGGGTGCCGCGTGATCAGCAGGTAATGCGCCGCCTTGTTGAGCTTGGGCACGAGCTGCTCGTGCCGGTGGGCGTCGAGCAGCGTGACGACGCGTCGCGCGTTGCCGGTAATGAGCGACGCGTCGTGCACCGCCACGGCGTAGGCGTCGAAGGCGGGGTCGTCGCGGTCGGCGACGAAGTACAACTCGACGCCGTCGGCGAAGGCGCCGGTCTCGTCGAAGGCGGCGACCATCGGCAGCACGTTCTGCGGGCGCGACCGGGTCGGAACGATGATGATCACGCGTCACTGTCCGGGTGCCATACGAAGTACGGGCTGTCGACGTGCGGACGCCCCGCGACGGGACGGATCTTGTCAGGCTCGCGCCACGCGGTCGTGTCGTCGCGGTACAGGTAGTAGTACATGATCTTGTCGATATACACCTCGGTCGCGAGGTGCGGTCGCACCTGCTTGACCCACACGCGATCCTCGGCCCGCCCGCGGCGGGCATAGAAGCGGGCACGCAGCGCGTGCTCGGTCTTCACGGGGTCGATGTGCGTGACGTCACGATGAAGCTGTCCGTCTAAGGTGCGTCCCCATTTGCCCCACCTGAGCGAATGGTCGACTATCTCCCCGTGCTCGTCATTGGTGGTGTATTTGATCTTGAATCCGACGTGGTCGGGACGCTCGTACAGGGCCTTGACGATCTTGGCGACGTAGTACTTAGGGACGAGGTCATCGTCATCGACGAACGAGACGTAGTCGGTGCCGGCCGCCGCGAGCAGCGCATCACGTATCTCGCTGATCGAGGGCTGACCGTTGTTACGCCACGCAAGTACGCGCACGCGCCCCTCGTACTCGTCGAGCTGCGGCAGCAGCACGCCCATGAGCCGCGCGAACAGATGCTCGCGCTGACCTAGGGTCGGCACGAGGATCGTCCACGTGGGAGACGTCGCATCGGTCACGGCTGTCCGCCCTCGCTCTGGATCTGTTCACAATCTGCCCGTAGGTACACGGGCTCGCTCGGCAGCACGGTCGACTTGACCCGCAGGTCATCGCCGTCGTCGAGGGCTACGAGGTGATCGCCGCGGCGGACGTCGGCGGTCGGCCGAAGGTGCACGATGACCGCGAAGGACGTGCCGGCCTGCATGGCTTCGAGCTGCTCGACGCCCGCTGGCTGGCTGACCTTCGCCCGGACGATGCCGCCGACCTGCACCTCGGTGACCGAGCTGCCACCGACGTCGTCGCCCGTGGTCGTCGGGCGCATCACCTTGAAACGGCGGTTCAGCTCGTTCAGCCCGACCTCGCCGCCGATCATTCGGCCGTCACCTCGTCCCACGTATCGAGGGCGGTGTCGGCGCTGTACGGGCTCGTGAGCGTGACCGCGACGAAGGTCGAGACGCCTGCCGCCTTGAGCACGGTGCGCTCTTCGGTGTCGGTCAGGTAGACGATCTCGCCGCCCTCGCGCTGGCTGCGGTCGTAGCTCTTCGAGCTGTCGCCGATCGATCGCTGCGTGAGACCGTGCGGATTCTCGAAGGCGCGGGCGGCGGCGGCGACGCACACCCGGGCGACCGGGCGCGGCACGTTGTCGAGCGCGTTCGTGGTCGTGAGCCACGTCTTGTCGGCGAGGTCGCGGATGAGTTCGCTCGCCTCGTCGAGCAGATACTCGCCGCGGGCGCGCTCAGTCTCGTCGAAGTCCTCGGGCAGCGCGCCGACCTTGCGGGCGAGCATGCCGAACGAGGCGAGCGGCGGGGCCTCGTCCTCGGCGGCGGCGACGTAAAAATAACCGTCCTCGGTGTCGTTCAGTCCGCCCGAGATCGTCCATACGAACTTGTAGCGGCCGAGCTGCGATGCGTCGGCCGCCGGGATCGAGGCGTTGAGAATGCCGGTCCCGCCCGAGACCGGGGTCGCGCTGCCCGTAGTGCCATCGGGCCTCGTGAACGTGAACGTGCCCGAGATGGCAATCGGGGCACCCGTGTCCGGGTTGGT